TACAAGCGTATGTTGTTAGTGGCAATGTTTCAAGCGCTCAATCATTAGATCGTAACCGAATAGATACAGCAACATTTAACTAAAGTATTACACTTTTAAATTAATTCGTTTATATAATATGGATGCAGAAATGGAAACATATCGAGTGAATTTTATTGAAGGCGAAACGACAGGTGTTTATGGCATTAGTTTAGTAAACGATCCTGCCATGGAATCAATGTTTATTGCTTTGAGTAAAGAAGAACAATTCCAACTTAAAAGCGTTGATAATGAACAACGAATTGTATGCGGTGCTGTATTGATTCCTGAGAAACCGATTTATAGAAATCAAAACGGAAAAGAATTTAACATCGTATTCCCTGCTCAGACTATAAAATTAGCGAGCGAAAACTTTTTTAAGAAGGGTTATCAATCAAGTTCAACTATTGAGCATGATGTTGATACTAAAATTAAAGGTGTTACTATTGTTGAAAGTTGGATTAAAACAGATTTAGTAAATGATAAATCTGTAGTGTACGGAATGAGTGAGCCAATCGGTACATGGTATGCATCTATGAAAATAGATAACGATGAAATTTGGAATGATTTTGTCAAAACAGGAAAAGTTAAAGGATTCAGTATTGATGGATTTTTTGACTTAGAACAAGTAAATTTAAAAACCGAGAATAATATGATTGAACAAATTGTTGATGCTATTAAAAGTGGCTTTGCATCTTTGAATTTAACAAAGGATGTAAAAGTGAACTTAGGTAGCGTAAAGTTAGCGGATGGATCAATGGAGTTTAATTTCGAGGGCGATACTGTTGCCGTTGGAACTCCTATGACTATGACCGCTCCTGATGGTATGGAGTTGCCAGTTCCTGATGGCGAGTACACTTTAGAAGGTGGAATGGCTGTTGTAATTGCAAACTCTTTAGTTGCTGAAATTTCAACTGTAGAAGAAGAAACTACAGATGTTGAAGAAGAAGCTCCGATGAATCCCGCAACTCCTATGAGTGCGCCTGTAGTTAAAAGTGAAAAAACTACAAATGAAATCTTTTATCAGTTATCAAAAGAAGATTTTAACGCAATGGTTTTAGAAATTGGTAATCAATTTGAAATTAAACTAAATGCTTTAAGAAATGAGTTTGAAACTAAATTAAGCAATGAAGTTGAAGCGGTGCAACTTACTAAAACAAAACCTGCAAAAGAAAAAACTTGGGATGAAATGACAAGTTTGGAAAAGCATAGAGCATTAAAAAATAACTAATAAAAAAAAAATTTAAAAAATGGCAATAACTGGAACAACAGTAGACATTCGTGGTAAGGCGGTAGAACCTATCCTAGAAGAAGTATTATTCGCAAATAAAACCATTGCGGATGGATATGTAACATTTAACACTGACATCAAAGCGGGTACTATTTTTACCGAAGCTGGTGTTGATGTAACAGCACAACTTTATACAGGTGCTGCACTTTCATCAAGTGGATCAATTAACATCAATGAAAGAATTATTACCCCTACAAAATTGGAGTACAAACAAACATTCTTACAAGAATCTTTAAGAGCTGCACGTTTTAATCGTACAATGGCACCTGGCGCTTTTAATATTGAATCGGATGAGTTCGCTTCAACTGTTTTGGCTATGGTAGGACCAAACGTATCTCAAGACGCTGAATCAATCTTTTGGGGTGGTATTACTGCTGCAACTAAATCAGCAATCGCTGCTTTAACTCCTGGTAGTGGTCAAGGTTCAATTACTGCTGCAACTCAAACGGCTGTAGCTGCTTTAACTGCAGGTCAAGTTGATGGTGTTTTTGCTAAAGTTCTTTACGATCAAGCGGCTTTAGGTTCTTATATTAAAGTTGCAGGAACTGCTGTAACAAGTGCTAACATCGCTTCACAATTTGCGCTTATTTATGCTGCAATCCCTGCTGAATTATTGGCTGATACTGTTAGCCCTGTAGTTGTTTACGCTCCAAGAGCTTGGAAACAATTAGCAAGAATAGCTAACAATGCTGTAGGTGCTGCTCAACAAATAAACTTCTTATTTGAAAGCGCTGCTAATGATAGCAAATGTTACTATAATGGTGTTGAAGTATTGTTTTGCCCAACTCCAAACAACTTGATGGCATACGCTCAAAGAAAAGCGGCTGTATCTTGGAATACTGACTTATTAGATGACGTTAACAGATTCGAAATAGGTAAATTGGTTAACGATGGCGATACTCAATTTGTTCGTTCAATCTATACACTTGCTGCAAATGTAGGTCAAGCTAACAAAGGAGTTCTTTACGGAGGTTAATATTAATATAAACCCCTATTAATTTAGGGGTTTTTTAAAACAGATAAAAAATGGCTTGTGATATAATTACAAAAGGGCGTAAATTGCCATGTAAAGATAATAGAATTGGGATTAAACTTGTAGATTTTGCTGTTTATGATTCAACAGGATTTACAGTTGCTGATCAAGAAATTACAACTTTACCTGCATGGTTAGAAGATGTATATCGTTATGAAGTAAAAGCGACTGGCAACAGTTTAGTTGAAACTTCTACAACTGATATGGAAAAAAGAACAGTTGATGTTAAACAAGTTTTAAGCTTGTTGTTACAAAAAATAACTAAAGCAAGTGAGGTTGAATTATTGGCATTAATATATTCTACAGTTGTTGCATTCGTACATGATTATAACGGTAACGTATATGCTGTAGGAATTGATACAGGATTAGATGCTTCTACTTCAACTAAATCTACAGATGATGGTGGTTACAAATTAACATTGGAAGCTACTGATACTAAATTTAGCCCATTCTTAAGTAGTGGTGCAATAACAGCATTAGATGCTTTAGTAAGTGCAAATAATGTAGAACCATAAGGTTGATTATTATTTTTTTAAAAGCGCAAAGTGTTACATTTTGCGCTTTTTTCGTTTAATATATATGAAGGAAAATAAACAATCTTTAGAAATTATACAGCTCGCAAATTATGTGCGCCCTGTTGTTAAGGAATCGATGACAAATGATTTCGTAATGAATGGTACTAAAAATTCATTCTATACCTATATAATTGACCGCTACAACGGAAGCCCTACAAATCGTGCCATTATAGATAGCTATGCCAAATTCATTTATGGCAAAGGTTTAATGAGTACACAACAAAGTCAAAAGCCATTACAGTTCGCAATGGTTAATCAAAAGCTATCTAAAAAGGATTTAAAAAATATTTGTCAGGATTACGCTTTATTTAGTGAAGCATCAATGGAAGTGATTTATAAAAATGGTTCTTTGGATCGTATTAAGCACGTTCCTAAAAATCAAATCCTTCCTAACAAAATGAATGAGGAAGGGGATATTGACACTTATTGGTATTCATTAGATTTTAACGAGCCAAGAAAATATAAGCCCGTTTCAATCCCTGCATTCACTTATGATAAAAAGAAAAATGGCAGTTATATTTATTTAATTAATAGTTATCAAGTTGGTAAGATGTATTTTACCGATCCTGTTTATATGGCGGGTTTACCATACGCTGAGCTTGAAGAAGAAATTGCAAACTATTGTATTAATCACATTAAAAATGGTTTAAGCTTTGGGCATATATTTAATATGAATCAAGGTGAACCATCGCCTGAGGTTAAACGTACAATGAAGGATATTATTAAACGTGAAGGTCAGGGATCAATTAACGCTGGCGTTGCTTTAATAAATTGGAATAATGGCAAAGAAACAGGAATTGATGTAACGGCTTTAGAAGTTAGCGATGCGCATCAACAATATGAGTTTTTAACTAAAGAAGCTACGCAAAAGTTACTTATTTCACACAAAGTTACATCGCCTATATTATTCGGGATTAAGGATAATACGGGAATGGGTAACAATGCTAATGAAATGGAAAGCGCATTTAACGAACTATCGATAAATGTTATAACTCCAATGAAGGAAACTATATTAGACTGTTTAATGGAGTTATTTAGCGATAGTGGAATTACTATTGATTTAGATTTTATTCCTTTAAGACAAATAGTGCAGCCAACTATTGAAGAAAAAACTAACTTAAAAAACGATATTAAAGATACCGATCCAATAATTGCCGATGCATTAATTAATTTAGGCGAAGTTATGAGTGATGAATGGGAATTAATTGATGAAGAAGAATATAACGAACATTCTATTAATTTATCAGAAACATCTTTAAATTTAGCAACTGTAATTTCAAACATTCCTTTAGCGCCAAGTTCAATAGATAATGAATATTTTAAAGTTAGATTTGAATACGCTGGCAGTTTAAAACCGCAAAGAGAATTTTGCCAAAAAATGATTAATGCAGGTAGGGTATATAGAAAAGAAGATATTGATTTAGCAAGTACTCAATCTGTAAATCCTGGTTTTGGTCCTGAAGGAACTGACACTTACGATATATTAAAATATAAAGGCGGTGCCCGATGCAATCATTATTTTTTAAGAAAAGTATATTTGAAAAAAGGTAACAATTATATTACAGTTTCTGATGCTCAAAATTTAATTCGTGATTTAAAAGCTCAAGGCATTCAAACTGAAATCCCTACAAGTGGCGAGCCATTATCTACAATCAAACCTAATAACATGCCTAACAACGGCTTTTTAAATTAAATTATGGCATACTTAATTGAATATGAAGATTTAACAAATGCAACTCCATTAGGCGGGAATATAGATATTGATCGTTATAAGTTTTGTATTGAAGATGCGCAAAATAGTAAGCTAAAAGAAATTTTAGGCGACACGTTATATAACAAAATAGAAACAGACTATTTAGAAGAAGATTTAACGGACAATTATTTAATTTTGTACAATGACTTTGTAAAACCAATTTTAATCCATCAAAGCGCTGTAGAATACTTAATTATCGGTGGTTATCAAATATCAAACGGGGGAATCTACAAACATACGCCTGCAAATGGCACACCTGTAGATCAAACTGATATTGATATGTTGGTTAATCATCAAAGGTTAAAAGTAGAAATGTATGTTGAGCGTTGTTTAAGATGGTTATTAAAGGTAAATTTGCCTGAGTATCAATGGCATTATGAGAATATTGTTAACCCGCAATTTAGAAACAGCGGTTTTGGCTTTGATTTTATTGGAAATAGAACAGAAACAACTCAAGATACATGGAAGGCAAACGACAGCGGAGACCTAACGGACAGTTATTAAAGAAATTAGAAATTTATTTAAAAAAGAAAAATGGCGAAACAGATAATAAATGTAGGGACAAGCGCAAATGATGGCACGGGCGACACGTTAAGGGCTTCGCAAGTTAAGGCAAATGCTAATTTTACTGAGCTTTACGATGCAAAAGATGCTTATTTAAAATACGTTGGTAATTTATTTCAAACAGGAACTGATGCGCCTGATGTAACAGTGTTAGAAAACACAATAGGTAACATTGTTTGGACACGTTTAGGTGTTGGTTTATATAAAGGAGAATTAGCAGGTGCTTTTCCTGATGTTTATAAAACTTGGTTTTCAAAAATTAATTCACAAACATCAACA